AAGCCCGGGGCGCACGCGGTGGGCGTGAAGTTCCCCTGCGGCGGCCCCTGCGGCGGCCCGTGCGGCGGCCCGTGCGGCGGCCCGTGCGGCGGCCCGTGCGGCGTCCCCTGCGGCGTCCCCTGCGGCGTCCCCTGCGGCGTCCCGTGCGGCGGCCCGTGCGGCGTCCCATGCGGCGTCCCATGCGGCGTCCCATGCGGCGTCCCGTGCGGCGGCCCGTTCTTCATCGGTCGCCTGACCGTTTGCGAACCGTTCAGAAACGGTCACGGCGTTGCGGCTGCGCTCATCGGTGAGTAAATCCCACACCTTGCGACCATCGGCCAGCGGCGTCTCGCGGATACACCAGCACGCGAACAGGCGCAGTTTTTTGTTGCTGGGTTTCGGGCCGGCGCGGTCCTGAATCCAGCGCAGCCAATCGACGCGCGGGCAGGCGTCCCACACATCGGCCATTGATTTGTAGTTCACCGCGAAGTCGCGGCCTTCTTGGCAGGCGCTGTGCTCGTCGCAGAATGCTTGCGGGGTTGGATTGCTGATCTGCTTTTTCATTGGGTTCCTTTCTGCGCCTGCGCGGCGGGCTGGGACTGCGTGGCGAGGTGGGCGCGGATTTTGATGCCAATACCGTCAAGTATGTCAGGCGCGTCCTCTGGGTCTGCGTTGTTCATGGCACCCTGTATTTCAGCGTCCAGCTCCTCCAACAGCCGCAGCGTCTTGGCGTGGGTGGCCTCCATGCGCTTGACCTCATCGACGACCCACGGAGCCGCTTCACTGTTGGGCCGGATGCGCTGTGACAGATCGAAGCCGTGCGGCTTGCTGTACGGGTCGTGGCGGGCGATTGATTCCAGCACGTCCCGATACATCGGGTTACTGCTTCTGCGGAAGCACTCGGCTGCCGCCTCCCGGTGCCAATCCAGCACGGGCTTCTGGGTCTCTAAACCGTTCTGGTTAGGTTTCATGGTTTTTAACCGATATGGTTTACTGCCCCTCAGGTCGAGGGGCTGGTGGTGTTACCCGCACCCACGGGCTCGGCCCGACTTTGCAATGGCATCGTCCGTCCACGACGTCGTGGTCACAGCGTTTGCAGTGCCACTGCATTCTCAGGATCGGGACGTGTTTCCCGGCCACGAGCTTGTGGGCCTGTGATACCACCCACCATTTATTTCGGTCGATGATCGCGGCGTGGTGATCCGCAATCGAAGCGGCGAGCAGTTTGTTGAGGGAAGCCACGGTCAGGTCGTGCTCAACCACGACTCGTCGCAGCAGACGCTCGACGTGGGACAGCTCGGCCTCGGGAAGGTTGCTCTGCTGGGCGATCATCTCCTTGGCTTGGTCGATGTGCGGTGTCGTCATTTGAGTGTGCAGCCGACGCTCGGGTGGCTGTGGACCTCGGCCCGCACGATGGCGCGGACCTTGGCCTCGATGCGATCCGTGAACTCCTTCGAGACACGGGTGAATTTGCCGCCGCGCATCTCCTTCGAGCATTCGAGGGCGAACTGGCGCAGCTTGGTTGGGCTGATGATGGTGGTCATGAGGTGCGCTTTCCGCAGTTTTTGGTGATCATGTGAGTTGTGGTTACGCCCGCACCAAGGCAGATCGGCCGCCGCGTGTCAACACTTATTTTTACTCCACCCGTGCCGCCATGTCCCGCAGCTGGTCAAGCACCGCTTGCAGGTGGGCAATCGTCCGCTCCACCTCCCGCGGCAGTTCCTTGCGCACCGTGATCAGGCCGCTGCGGCGGGACACGATGAGCGTCACGCGCTCGTGAAGCAGATGCAGGTGCGCGATCTGCTGCAGGAACGGGCGCGACGACACGTCGAACCACTCACGCTGGCGCTGCCGGCGACGGTGTTCGATGTAGCGGTCGAGTTCGCTCATGGCGCTTCCTCCTCCGTCCCACAGCGCTGCCACGTTTTACCGTGGTCCACGCTGTACTCGAAATTCTCATACAGCTCGGCCCACGAGATCGTGCTGTGCACTGGGCGGGCGGGATCGAAGCCGTGACAGTTGCTGTCGTTCACGCCGAGCAGCAGCCCCGCGGACGTCGCGAGCCGTACGCCGTAGACGAAGAAAGTCGACGCGTTCGTCCGGCGCACACAATCCGGCCAGACCATGGACTCTTGGGTCCACGGGACGAGCTTGCGTGCGGCCGGCGCGGTTTCCGGAATCGGCGGCAGCTTGTTCACCACGCCGACGATATAGTCGTCGACCCGGCTCCAGAACTCCCAATCTTCGGGCGTCTTGACCCACTGGAAGGAATCCAGCGGGCGGCGGTCCTCGCACTTGGCGTAGAAGCCGTCACTGGCAATCTCGGCCGCGCGGTTTTTCTTCGCGCGCTCGGCGTATTCCTTCGGGAGCCTGTCGGTCCAATGGGGCTTCGGGAGGTATTCGCCGGGCTTCGCCTTGGTGCGATAGGTGCATAGGGTATCGTGCGCCGTGCCGACGCAGAAGGGCTTCATCCACCTGTTGACGCTCCAATACTCGACGCCGGGTTGTTTCAACCCCTTCATCTCCTCGGCGGTCAGCAGGCGATAGCCCTTGCCGATCCGTTCCACCGTGAGGTTGTCGGGATTGTGGCCTTTCTTGCAGCGCCACTCGATGGATTTGCCCTCGAGGGCGGCCTGCATGACGGCGATGCGATAGGCGGGAACGAGCGACGGGTCGCTCGGGAATTCGTGGACGTTGATTGGATTCATGGCGCGGGATGGATTTCGAGAGTGACGGTGGAGCCGACGGGGTAGAGCTTGGGCGAGACGAGCTGGATGCACGTCATCGGATTCTGACCCGACTGCCGCACGGTGTAGGTGTAGACCACCTGCTTGGCGTCGGGATCGTAGGAGGACTGCACGTCGAGAATGAAGACGGGCATCGGGCTCGGCAGGTCCTGACGAACTTGGACCGAGCAGCCCGCGAGCACGAGGGCCGTCAGGACGGGAAGGAGGCGGAGGAATTTCATGGAAAAAAAATCTTGTCGGGCAGCTTGCCGCCGAGGCGGAAAATGGTGAGCAGGCTCCACGACTTGAGGTCGGAGCCGTCACGGGCGTAGGCGTCCTTCCTCGCGGGATCGAGGACGGCGAGGCCGGCGTTGTCGTCCCAGTGGAGCAGAATCTGGTGACTGCCGCCGCGGAAGTTGAGCGACGGCACCGTGGCGAAATGCCAGCCCTGCCACAGGCCGAGGAGATCGTGCACGAGGACGTCGTGCAGCACGCCGCACTGCGCGAGGATCATCTCGAGCCGGTGCTGACTCAGGGCCTCCTGCCCGACGCGCTCGATGACGCGATGGACCGGCACGCCGAGCGCCATGGCGACACAGGTGTGCACGCATGTGCGGTCGGTGGGCTGCTGCTGGTATTCGAGGCCGCGAACTGTTCCGGGTTCCTGTGGCATACTCAGAAGCAGCCGTTGTAGTGGGCCTGTAGAAGCGCGTTCATCACGGCCTCGGCTGGCGCGTCACCCGTGCCGCAATAGGGGCCGCGCATCGTCAGGCGCTGCCCGTCCGACTCCGACTCGATGAGGCGCATGAGCCAGCGCGGACGGCTCGACATGTCACATGTCAGCGCACAGAGGCGGGTGCGGTCCTTTGGGGAACACGTGAGCCACGCCTGCACGGGTGACATGACGGCATTTAGGTCCTGCGTGTAGTCGCAGCGCTTGTGCCCGAGGATGTGCTCGGCGAAGCTCTCGTTGAGGGACTGGCGTTCGGTGGGAGTCATGATTTGCGAAGGTCTTCGATCATCAGCGCGGCGAGTTCGAGGGCGATGATGCGCGCCGTGTAGCTCGGGCCACGCTTGGAGGGCTTGCCCCACCAGTAGAAACACTTGATCACAGTACCATCCAGCGTGCACTCCCACACGCGGGAAAAGCCCATGGCCTCCCAGAAGAAGTCACGGGCATGGTGGCGGCGCGTGACCCGGCGACTCTTACTGTAATGAGACGGCTGCCCGAACCACAGCGCGGCGCAGCAGCCGGTGTTATTGTCCAGCCACGGCATGGCATCGCGAAACAGCTTGGGCGTGATGCCGTGCCGGCGGACAAAGGTGGAGGATAGCGGTCTCATCGACGGAAGGATAGCACGGCCTTCAAGCGCGCCCAGAGCGAACGGGCCTCGGGTCCTTGGGCCGGCGCGAACTCGAGCCAGAGGAAATGCTGGTCACCGGGATCACGCGGCGTGTCGAGGCGCGTGAGGCGATAGCGGCTCTCCTGCCCGCTGCGACTGCGCAGCAGGATGTAGTCGCCCTTGCGCCACGGCGCGCCGGACTGAAACACGCACACCGTCAGCTCGCGGCCGTCCTTGCGGCTCGTGAGCACGCCGGCCGTGCTGCCGTTCAGCCGCAGGAGGTGGGGCACGCCCTGCGCCTCGGCCACCTTGGTCTGCCGGCCCAGCAGGCGCACCACCGTCTCGACGCTGTGGATGGAGATCATGAGAGGAGAGGGTCGAGGTCACCGGCGTCGAGCTGGGCCAGCAGCAGCGCGGCCATCCAGCTGCGCAGGGCCGCGTTCTCCTGATTGGTCCAGCTGTAGCCGAGATTGCGGAGGGCCGACTCCACCATGAGGCTGGGAGTGCCCCCGTTCAGCCAGTCCCAGAGCTTGTCGGAGACGAGCCCGCGGGGATCGAGCCCGTGCAGCCGGTCATCGAGGAAGAGGCAGAGATAGAACGCGTGATGAAAGGTCTGTCTGGGATGGCGGGCCGGCAGGCCTTTGAGGCCGCGGGACGTTTGGTCGAAATGCTCGACGGCCTTGAGGAGCGCCGCGCGTAGTTGTTTCTTGGTGACCTTGGTGGGCATGGTGCTGGGAACGCTGGAGGACACGAGGCGATGAGGCTGTGGGTTGATGGGATCGTCGGTTCTCGGGACGGCAGGAGAATACCACAGCGGGAGCCCAAATTAAAATCACGTAAGCACATTATTTTTTGAAATGTAACAAGTGCAGCCCGCATTTGTCACTTTATTTGTTAATTGCACAAATTATATCACAAATGTAAGTAGTTCTTTTTTAATAATATAACTACTACTTGTTAAATAGAACGAATAAACGACCTTTTTTCCAAATCCTCAGGGAACCCACCTTATTGAGATGACTCGTCTCAATACGCGCCGAAAAGGGCTCCGTCGCCGCTTTTTGGCCAAAACCCGATCAATTGGTGTTTATTGCACAAATGTTTTGTAATTGGTTAGTTTTCTGTGGGTTATGATTTGTAGGGTTTTAATTAATTTAATATATCATGACCGTTTATTTAAAAGTTCCTGTAAGTCCTCTCAATCAACGGGTTCTGGGTTGTGTCATATAAAAGTCGAAATGACTTACGTCAGTTAGTCGGATGCTGTTCCGATGTTGAGACTGGGCCCGGCCGTATTGATCTGTCGGATACGAGTCCGAGTTGTCGTAAGCTCTGTCGATGTCCGAGTCCTTATCTCAGAGTGTTGACGCAGTGCGTGTTTGGATGGCCTACGTCTCGTTTAACGGCGATATCGAGCGAGCAGCTATGTCCGCACAGGTGCCGGCGGCCACGATCCGTTCTTTGGAACACGACTTCGACTGGCCGACCAAGCTCAAGCGCTTTCGTAGTGGCGGTGCCCCTACAGAGGTTGAGAAGCTGGCCAACCGGGCGTTGAGCTACCAGCAGGCGCAGCGCATGCGCTCCGTGGTCGAAGAGTCTCTTCGCCTGATGGAGAGCCCGGAAGAGTTGGTCAAGCAGCTGGTCCAGTTCAAATACACCCGCGAGGGCGAGATCACCGAGATCACGGCCACGGCCAAAGCCGTCTTCGATTTAGCCAAGGCTATGGAGCTGTGTCATAACATGTGCTATAGGGCGCTCGGTGACAAGTTGCCGGCGCAGGCAGACACCGTGACCGACGAGGACAAGGGCGTGAAGGGCGGGCTCTCCACCGTTCGCGGCGTGCTTGGCGCGTTGAGTGATCTGGCCGAGGCCGCCAAAGAGAAACGCAACACCGTGACAATCGAAGCGAAGGAGGTTGCCGATGTTGTGCCCGCGTCCGCCTAAGCTGCCGGCCCACTGGTCTGAGCAGGCCAAGCTGCGTTCTCTTCGTGCCCAGATCGAGCGGCGTGCGCGCGTGATGGCCGTCATCGAGTTCATGAACAAGAACCAAGGCCCGGGCTGGCCGCGGCGCATGGAGGTGCGTGATCGCTTCATGGATCAGGACCTGCCGCGCTCATGGGCTCGAGGCAAGGTGTATCCATCAATCCGATTCACGTTGCAGTTCGAGGCCTACGCAGCGCGCTTCGGGTACGTGCCGAGCGAGGTGAAGACCGACCCGGAGATCGAGGCACAAGTGCTGTCCTCCTTGGGTGCGCTGTTGAATTCGTGACACGTGTTGCACATGGTGTCCACGTTCGCACCGGTATTAGAGAATTCGGGGGCCGCCCAGCCGAGATCAAGTCCGTCGCAAATGATTTTCAACAGCACAATGCACAAGATTCATTATGTATAATCGACTTCAAAGGCCCCAAGGACCTGCAGGTTGCAAAGCCCTTCCCTGCCCTGCCGGACACATAGACCTCGGGCTTTTTCGCGCTCGGGAGCAGGCTGGCTGCCGGTCGGACAGGCCCCCCTACCCGGGGGAATCTGCGGGAGGCGTCGTCTAAGTAAGGTCCGAGAATTTTTATATATTTTTCCCATGGAGGTCGTGTCTAACGCGTCTAAGCCCGCCGATGCGGTTACAGATTTGGTCCGTCGTGTCGCCAAGGAACTGCACGAAAACGACGACCGCATGGCCGCAGCGCGCCACGTCCTGCAGCTTCAAAATCCCACGGCCCAATGCACCCAGCTGCCCGAGGCCGAACAGGTCCTCGTGACCTTCCGGCAGTGGCTCTTGGACATCAACCGGTATGCGGATTGTGCGGCGCTCCTGTGGCCGGCGAGCATCTTCTCCGGCGAGCCGCAGTCCGTGAAGCTGATGTGGGACACGATCCAAGAGACCACCCAGATCATGGTGATGGGGGCGGCCTCGGTGGGCAAGAGCTTCAGCCTCGGCGTGTGGCTCTACCTCGACTGGCTGCGTGATCCGGAGAACACGAACGTCAAGGTGGTCGGCCCGTCCGAGGATCACCTCGAGAAGAACCTCTTCTCTCATCTCGTCACCCTGCACCAGACCGCGGCCGTGCCCAGCCCGGGCAGCTGCATCAAGCTCGGCATCGCGCTCGACAAGCACAAGCGCGACGCGGGCATCTTCGGCGTCGTGGTGCCGGTGGGCAAGAAGGCCCCGGCCAAGCTGCAGGGCACGAAGGTGAAGCAGCGCGCCAAGCCCCACCCGACGCTCGGGCGCATGACGCGGCTGCGGATCATGCTCGAGGAGGCCGAGGATATTCCGGTGGGCATCTGGGAGGACATCTCGAACGTGCTGTCGAACACTGACGGCCTCGAGCAGTTCAAGGTGTTCGCGGCCTTCAACCCCAAGGACCAGAACGGCGCGTGCGGCGTGCGGTGCGAGCCGATGGACGGCTGGGGCTCGTTCGATCTGGAGCGCTCGTTCCGGTGGAAGAGCCGCCGTGGCTGGGACGTCGTGCGGCTCGACGGCATGCAGGTGGAGAACGTGAAGGAGGGCCGGATGATCTACCCGGGCCTGCAGACGCGCGGCGGCATCGAGCGCATCATCATGAATGCCGGCGGCTACAACACGCGCGGCTACTACACCTTCGCGCGCGGTGCGTTTCCCCGGGACGGCGCGGAGCTCGTCGTCATCCCACAGGCCTTGATCGCCGGCGTGCAGGGCGAATTCATCTTCGTCGAGTCCCGGCCGGTGGCGGGCGTCGACATCGCCCTCGAGGGCGACGACAACGCCGTGATGACCGTCGGGCGCTACGGCCTTGCGACCGGCTGGCGCTTACGGCCCACGGACAAACATCCGGAGGGAGAGGTGGTTCATTTCACCCTGCCGGACGGGAAGCGCGTAGTGAAGAACGTGATACAGGTCGACCAGCAATTTCGGCTGCCGAAGGCCGAGACCGTCGAGATGGCGAAGCGCATCCGCACCACGTGCGAGCAGGCCGGCGTCGATCCCGAGTGGCTGTGCGTCGACCGCACGGTGAACGGCGCGGGCGTGCATGATTTGCTCAAGGCGACGTGGGGGCCGGTGAAGGGCATCAACCCCGCGTTCTCCGCGAGCGAGATCAAGATTTTGGCCGAGGACACGGATTTGCCCGTCGATCTCTACGAGCGGCTGGTTACCGAGCTGTGGTTCGCCATGCGCAAGTTCATCGAGCACAACTTGGTGAAGATTGCCCCGACCGTGCCGACGGAGCGGCTGTTCAAGGAGCTCACGGGACGGCAGTTCAACACGAGCGGCCGCGGCAAGGTGAAGGTGGAGGCGAAGACCGAATACAAATCGCGCGGCAACAAGAGCCCCGACTACGCCGACTCGTTCTCCATCCTGATCCACGGCGTGCGCCTGAACATAGGTGGCCCCGCAGGGACCGCCGACCAGAAGGACAGCGGCGGGCCCATGGCGTTCAACCCCCGCACCGACGCGTCCAACCGCCACGAATACCTCGATTGATTTTCCCATGAAGCCTCCCATCTCCTCGCTGCTGGTAAACCATGACGCCGGCCGCGCTCCACTCACCGACGCCCAACTCGACGAGTTGCTCCAGCCGCTGCGCGAGCGCCTGCGGCATCTGCCTCTCACCGCCGGGCAGGAATTGATCGTGAAATTCCGCTATGGTCGGGACGCCGCAACGTGGCCCGACCACTACGTGTCTGCACTCGAGATGCGCACGGAGATACTGACCGAGCGGGTGCTGGTGAAGCTCGCGTAACTTTTCATTTTAATTTCGCGCGGGCGTGTGCTACTCTCCGGGCGTAATCTTTCCGTTCTTTTCATAGCAGGGTGGCGCAGTCTGGTTAGCGCGTCGGGCCCATAACCCGAAGGCCGTCGGTTCAAATCCGACCCCTGCTCCCAAACCTTCAGACGACAACGACCGGAAACTGCGGTGAACAGGTGCTTGAGGAAGCCCGGTCGCGTGGAGATTGCACCCGTCCGTCGTCTGTTCTTCCCGCGGCGCAAGCCCGGGCCTCTGGACACATGGGGATTGCGTCGGCCGGTAGGGCTGGTTAGGTTCATACCCCGGGGCGAGAAACGCGTAGAGCGCCCCATCCACTTTCGTTCTTTGTGATCTTGGCAGAGTTGCAGGTTCGATTCCTGCTATGCGGCCATGGGCCGCGGGTGGTGTAAAGGAGGGACGCGCTAAGGTTGTGCGCTGCTTCGGGTAGCCGGCCGATCCTGACCCCCTCCGGAGGCAACACACTGCCGCCATCTTCCGGGCGAATCGTCCTGATGGACGACGTGCCCATTTCCGCGAGAGCAGCCCCGTGAAGCGGTGGGGACTCTACCGGGCCTCGCCGCGACAACGCGAGGGCATTGTTTCCGGCGACGGGGCAGCCGGCTCAACCGCTTCGCCCCACCCCTTTTCGTTCTTTGGATAGCCAGCGCCCGCGCGACGCCAATCAACCGGGCCGGCAATAAGCAGCAGACCCGAGCCCTTGGCGGGGCTTGACAGCATTCCGGATTTGGACTCCGGAGGTCCGTTGGTCGGCGGCGGAGCCGTGTTTGGCTCTGTGGTGTAAGGCTGCTTCCTCCCCCTTGTTCTTTCCCACGACTGTCGCCGGCACCTACATAAGAGCCCGGCGAGTAACACCACAAACACAATGCCGATTACACGGCAGGGTATAGTGCAGTCTTCCCTTTCCTTCGGGGCCTCGGCCAACGGCCGCCACATCGAGGGCCGATGGTCCAAAGGACAGGACGCCAGTGGCACCGGAAAGCGGCAGATGGCCGATGAAACGTCGAGGCCGGGCCCACACTGGAAATCCGGGTTCGAGCCCCGGTCGGCGATCAACTTGGGGTAGGGTTAAATCCGTGTTGACGGGTCCCGCTGACATTCAGCCCGCACGGTGCCCCAGCCATTTTTGTTCTTTCAACTCTTGGGCCTGTTCTGGATTCGCTTTCCGGGCAGACCATACGCTGCATGTCGAGGCCGAGAAGCAACTCGTAACCTGCTTTTCAAACCCGAAACGACAACATCGTTCCGTTTGAGGCCAGCCGCTCCGCGGCCGTCCTTGCCCGCGCGGCCTAACCCGCGCGCCGTCCGCTTGCCGACTCCTCTACGCAAGGTCGGGCGTCGACAGAGGAAACCCGACAGGGGAACGTCGTTAACAGTCACCGCGCGACCGATCACGACCGGCGAAATGAAAACAGGGCGTGAGACAGCAAAGCATGTAGACTGCGTATGGGAAGCAAGGAAACACCGGGGTTCGACTCCCCGCAGGTCCACCACTTTTGTCAAGGCGAGCGGCACGTTGCCGCACACGACCCGAACGATTGTCCCCTGACGGGAACAAAGGACGTGAGGCGTGGGCAGTCTCCGGAGGCGCGAGCCCCGGACGCGGGGGTGTATCCTCGTGCAGATGACTGCGGGTGTCTATCGACACCCCTTGACGCCCTTTTCTGAACCGTGAAAACTTTTCTTCTCCTCGGTCGCTTCGGCGACATCACCACGCTCCTGCCCGCGCTCAAGCACGAGGCCGACCTCACCGGCCGGCCCACCCAGCTTGTCGTCGCGAAGGATTTCGCGCCGCTCCTCGAGGGCGTGTCCTATGTCGAGCCGCTGATATACGACGGCCCGTTCGAGAACACGTGGGAGGCCGCCTCGTGGGCGGCCCGGCGCTCGCCCGGCACGCTGGTCAACTGCGCCGTCTACGGCCGCAGCCTGCAGGTGTCGCACGACATGTCGTCGTTCAACCGCGAAATCTGGCGGCTCTCCGGCTGCCCGCTGCGCTTCGACGACGCCCCTCTACTATTTGACCGCCGCGACGCCGCGCGCGAGAAGGCGCTGATCGACCGCGTGCTGCTGGCCTCGGGCCGGCGCGTTGTCCTGTTCGCGGGCGCGGGCCGCTCGAGCCCGTTCGCCGGCGCGCCGGCGCTGCGCGATGCCTTGAAGGCGGCGCTCGACGCGCAGGATTTTGATCTCGTCGACATCTCCGACGTGAAGGCCGAGCGGCCCTACGACCTGCTCGGCCTCTACGGCCGCGCGTGGGGCTTGGTGGCCACGGACTCCTTCCCGCTTCATCTCGCGCAGGCCTGCCCGACGCTGCCCGTCGTGGCCCTCGTGTGCGACGGCCCGACGCCGTGGCATCGCTCCGCGCCGCGCGACAACCATGTTCTGCGACTGCTCTACAGCGAGGCCGTGGGTCAGGTGCGGCGCATCGCCGACACCATGCGGCACCCGCAGGAACCCCGCCTTGTCTTCGTCACGTCGTTCGCCCCCGTCAAGGACACGCCCACGCAGACCCGCATGGCCCGCGCCGCGGCGAGCCGGGGGCGGGAGTGTCTGCCGGGCGAGTGGACCCTGCTCAACTTCCAACCGAAGACACGCAGCGCGCTGCAGATTGGCGACCGCACGCCGCTGCCCTACATCCACGACATGGTGGAGGCCGCGTTGCAGGAGACGACGACCCCGCACGACATCGTCGTCCTCGGCAACTCTGACCTCGGGATCATCGAGGGCACCACGGGCCGCATCCGTGAGATCGTCGCCCGCTTTGGTTGCGCCTACGCCCATCGCTGGGATTTCTCCTCGATACAGGTGGCGAAGCAGTCGCCGCGGCACGAGTCCGACTTGAAGCAGGCGGTGTGGTATCCCGGGAGCGATTTGTTCGCGTTCACGCGTGCGTGGTGGGAGCAGAACAAGCATCTCTACCCCGACATGATCCTCGGCCGCGAGGCGTGGGACATGGTGCTGCGCAACCTCATGAAGGCGACAACCGGCGGCGACAACCGTTGCGAGCTGCAGGCGGCCATCTGGCACGAGCGGCACGCGTCGCCATGGGAGCGGAGCCCGCACCTTGCCGGCAACGCCCACAACACCCGGCTCGCCTCCGCGTGGCTCTCGCGCCACGGCGGCAACTGGAACGACTGGCAGGGCCTGCAGAAATACCGCGGGTTCGCTTGAAATCGCCCTCCCCGGCTGATATACTCCCCGCCCTTTATGAAGCATTTTTTCACCGCCCTCGTCCTGCGCGCCTACGACCTGATCTGGGCCGCCGGCGGCCCGCCCTACTCCTACGCCGTCGACACGCCGACGGATCGCGAGATTCGCACCTCCTACTCGCTGGCGAAGGCCATCGCGTCCGCCACGCCTGACCCGGCCACGGTGTTCCTCGGCACGCGGCAGTGCCAGTATCCAATCTATATTGGTTTCACCGAGGTGCGGATTGCGCAGGATCGGCTGGGGCGGAAGCATCTCCCGGCCGAGCTGCGCCGGCGGCTCTTCTGACGTAAACTGTCCGCATGACTCCGAAGGAAAACATCGTCCCCCCCGGCGGTTTCCACTATAAGGACCCGGCCGGCTACACGGTCGAGGGCCACAGCTACCAGTCGGTGGCGGACAACCTGATGCGCTACCGGGTGGACAACAAGCTGCCGGTGGGCAACCCGCTCAAGGACGTCTTCGACTACGTCTGCAACAACTGGCCGCACTTCTGCACGGCACACAATCCCGTGCTGCACGGCGGCAACGGCAAGCCCTCCCTCGCCTCGCGCGTGTCGATGTGGCTGTCGAACCTCTATCACTAGGTCCGCGTCCGCGGGGTCGAGGGCAACTTTGTCGACGCGAACGAGGCGGCTCGGAGAGCTGCAATTTGCCGCGTGTGCCCGCAGAATCAGGAGTGGCGCGACGGCTGCGGCTCCTGCATGCAGTCGATGCAGCAGGTGGGCTTCACGTTCCGCGCCGGCCGCGCGGTGGAGGGCGAGAAGGAACTGAAGGCCTGCTTCATCTCCGGGCAGGAGAACGCCACGGCCGTGTGGGTGAAGGCCCTGCCACAGCTTTCACAGGAGGAATACGAGGCGCTGCCCGCCGCCTGCTGGCGCAAATGATCTTCCGCCGCGACACCGTCCCCAACTTCCTGCGGGCCGCAGGGCGCACCTTCCTCCAGCTTTTCCGGCCCGAGGTCCCGGTGTTCGTCCCGCCCGACGTGGCCCTGTGGCGGCGCACGCGGTGCGAGCAGTGCCCGCGCTTCGTGCCGGACTCCCGGCAATGTGCCGAGTGCACGTGCTTCGTCGACGCGAAGACGCTCCTTACCGCGGAGCATTGCCCGGTCAAGCGGTGGTGATTTTTCTACCCATGAGCGAACAACCCAATCAGCAGCAACAGGCGCAGCCGGCGGGACAGCCGCCGCTGATCGTCTTCATCGGCCCCTCGGGCCACGGCAAGTCGACCGCGCGGAAACTCTTCTGCGAGCTCGTCCCCCACTTCAAGGGCGCGTCGTGCAGCGACGTCGTCTACGCGCTCCTCTCCCAGCACCTCGGCGTCACTGAGACCGAGCTTCGCGCCACCGACAAGGAGGAGCTGCGCCCGAAGCTCGTCGAGTTCGGCGACTACCTCTGCGCCGCCCGGCACGATCTCGAGCTCACGAAGACCGCCACCGGCCCCCGGCCTGACTTGTATCGTGGCCCGTCCGCCCTCGTGCGCGTCCTCTTCCACGCCGGCGTCCGCGTCGTCGACGGCATCCGCCGCCGGCTCGAGCTGCAGGAGGTGCGGGAGCGCATGGAGTGGTTCGGCATCAGGACCTTGGTCATCTGGATCGAGGACCCGCGCAAGCCTGAGATCGGCGGGGACAATCTCTCCCTCACCAAGGACGACGCCGAGTGGGTAATCCTGAACGACGGCACCCCGGCCGAATTGCGGGAGAAGATCAAGGCGTGGATCGCGAGCGTCGACGGCAAGCCGCAGGCCGCGAAGACCCCGGAGCCGGCCCCCAAGCCCGCGCCGAGCCCGGCGGAGGTCGTGAAGAAAATCACGACGTCCAAGCGCAAGAAATCCTGACCCTTTCGAGGCCCCGCTCCGGCGGGGCCTTTTTGTTTTAGACGCGTCAGACGCGTGGGTTTGGGCGGCGCGGCGTAAACTCTGGTGCGCCCTGAGATATGGCTGATCCCGCTCCCTCCACCGACGTCGCCCCCGCCAACGACAACGCCTTGATCCCGCCGGCGGCGGACGGGGCCGTGGGCGGCACCGTGAACGCGCCCGCGCTGAACCCGCGCACGCTCAAGCCGAAGCGCCGCGCCATCTCGGACGTCACGCACCTTTTCCAGATCATCCGCACACTCGAGGAGGCCCGGCGCATCCAGAACGAGAAGAACGGGCGGATCATGGCGAAGTACAACGCCGAGCGCCCCTACCCGCGCGAGGAGCTGGCGCAGAACGGCATGGACTGGCGGTCCAACTTCACGACGAAGCCGCTGTCCAGCGCCATTGACAAGGTGTCGCCGCGCCTCACGAAGGCCGTGCAGTCGGCCCGCTTCCTGACGAGTTCCGCCTTCCCCGAGAACCATCCCGGCGGCAAGGAAAAGACCGAGCGTTTCCGGCGCAAGATCACGGAGGTCATCCGCGGCTGGGACGGCTGGGTCGACTTCCTGAACGAGGTCGCGCAGGAGGACGCCATCTTCGGCTTCACCTCGACCGCGTGGCTCGACGAGTATTCGTGGCGGCCCACGCACTTCCGGCAGGACGAGTTCTTCGTGCCGGACGGCACGCGGCAATACGCCTCCGGCTGCCAGCTGTGGGCGGGCAAGCAGTTCGTGATGATCCACGAGCTCGCGCGCTACATCGAGAATCCCGAGGCCGCGCGCAACGCCGGCTGGGACATCGACAACGTCGTCGCCGCGCTGAACGAGGCCAAGCCCCGCTCCATCGCCGCGGCCGGCCAGTCCAACCCCTACACTGATTTCCGCACGTGGGAGGACGCCATCCGCGAGTCGAGCGTGTCGCTCTCGCTCCTCGCCGGCTCCAAGACCATCGAGCTCTACCACGTCTTCGTGCCGGAGTATGACGGCCAGATTTCGCACTACATCGTCGACGGCCGCGCGAAGAAAATCCTCTTCGAGAAGCTGGACCAGTTCTCCGCCGAGGAGGGCATGCAATACGTCCTGACGCTCTTCTCCTTCCAGCAGGCCAACGGCAAGCTGATGGGCTCGAAGGGCATCGGCCGCGAGCTCTACGAGATCGCCGCCGCCGTCGACCGCGTGCGCAACGAGGCCGTCGACCGCCTGCAGCTCTCAGGCAAGATTTTGATCCAAGGCGACGCGAAGCAGCTCAACCGCTTCGCCATCTCCGTCCTCGGCAACGCCGTCCTCGTCCCGGCGAACTACACCATCTCGCAGCAGAAGAACCTCGACCCGAACGTCGAGGCGTTCATCGCGCTCGACCGCCAGCTGGTCGGCTACATGGACCAGATCGCCGGCGGCGTCACCCCGAAGGAATTCGGCAACGAGCGCACGACCGCCGCCGAGGTGAACCTCTTCGCCGCGCGCGAGGAGGAGAAGCGGGACACGCTCATCGAGCGCTTCCTCATGCAGGTGGGCAAGATGGTCGAGACCTGTCAGCGCCGCATCTGCAACCCGAAGGTGGACGACGCCGACGCCGTCGAGGCCCGCAAGGACCTGCTCCGCTACATGACGGAGGAGGAACTGAAGCTCGTCGCCAACCGCCCGGCGCTCCGCACCGTCGAGGACCTCACCGATCTCAAGGCCCAGCAGCTCGTCATCTTTGCGCAGGAGAAGCGCAACGATCCGATGTTCGACCAGCAGAAGCTGCAGAAGGCCGCGGCCGCCGCGCGCATCGACGCCGACTTCGCCGAGGACGTGGTGCTGCCGACGCCCGACCCGACCGTCGAGGCCGAGCAGAGCCGCGAGCAGATGCAGGAGAACGTCCTCATCGCCGCCGGCCAGAAGGTGCCGGTGTCACCGCGCGACAACCACGAGATTCACATCGGGGTGCTCAAGCCCGTCATCGCCACCGCCTCGCAGGGGCTGGCGCAGGCGGACGAGAAGCAGCTCGCCATTTTCCAGAACGCCCTCCAGCACTGGCAGGACCACATCAACACGGCCGTCGCCGGTGGTGCGGACAAGGCGCTCTTCGCCGAGGACATGCGCCAGCTGTCTCAGGCTGCCAAGGAACTGGGCCAGCTGCAGGCCATCGCCGCGCAGCGCGCCCAGATGAACGCGGCCCCCGCTCCCGGGGGCGCAGTTCCGGCCCCGGCCGCTCCCGCGCCCGAGGCTCCCGCCGAGGCGGCTCCCGCCGAGGCGGCTCCCGCCGCCTGATTTTTTGTGACCACCGTCGCACGCAGGACAAATAGTGCCCGCCGTCGGCGGTTTTTCCGTTAGAAACGCTACCTCCATGATCGCTTCCGTTCCCATCACCGTCCCCCACTGGGGAGCCGAGCAGGCCGCGAGCCTGCGCTCCTTCCTCGGCACCACCACGGGTGCCCTTTTCCTCGCGCGCCTCATGTATCACCGTCCGAGCCCGCCGGCGCTGCCGGTGGTGGCCGCGGAATACAACGCCGCCCTGCGCACCGCCTACGCCGAACGGCTTTTGGGCTACGAGCAGGCCATCCAAGACACCATCGCCCTCACCAATCCCGACGTCGTCGCCCAGCCCGAACGGCCGCGCGCCGGCTCTGACGCCAGCTGATTTTTCCCATGCCCGACCCAATCATTCGTTCCCCCGCGGCTGATGCCGCCGCCCATAACAAGGAAGGCCTCGTCAACCCGCCCGAGGGCGTTGAAGATGCCTCCTCCGCGCTCGACAAGGAGTTTGAAAAGCTCACCGGCCGTGCACCCAACGACGGCGACAATGTCGCCCAGCGCGACCGGGACCAGAGCACCGATCCCGAGATCAAGACTGCCAGCGAGATGCCGGAGGAGATCGACGGCACCCCGTTGACGGAGGAGAAGCCGGCCGAGCCCACGCCCGAGGGGAAGTCGAAGGACACTCCTGCGCCGGAAGAGAAGCCCAAGGTGGCCGAGCCCAAGTCGCCGGCCGACAAGCTCGCCGAGGAACTGCTCGGCAAACAAGAGCCGGCCAAGCCCGACGCGGGCAAGCCCGAGCCGAAGCCCGAGGACGACCCCTACAAGGATCACAAGCTGCGGGCCGACGCGTCGGAGCGCACCAAGAACACCTTCGAGGACCTGAAGCGCACCGCGCGCGAGCGCGAGCAGGCGGCCCGGCTCGATGCGGAGAAATACCGCAAGGAGGCCGAGGAGGCGAAGAAGGCCGCCGAGGAGGCGAAGAAGGCCGCCGAGCAGGCCGCCGAGGAGGCGAAGAAACGCCCCACGCTGCCGGAGGACGCCGAGAAGGAACTGAAGGAGCTGCGCGCGTTCCGGGCCCAATACGGGGCCGAGACCGACCCCAGCTTCAACAAGCCGTTCGACGAGCGCCGCGACCGCAACAACGCGACCATCTTCGAGACGTTGAAGCGCAACGGGCTGAAGGACGAGACCGCGGAAGCACTGAAGAAGCTGCCCTACGACCAGCAGGTCGAGCAGATTTCCAAGTGGGCCGAGAAGCTGTCGCCGCGCGACAAGCTGACCATCACCGCCCGCCTCACCGACAACGAGGCCGTCGCGGCCGACCGCGAGGCGAAGCTCGCCGAGGTGAAGAGCAAGGCCGCCGAGTCCAGCACGGTGCAGAAGCAGAACGTCGAGGCCGAGCAGCAGAAGTTCGTCACCGAGGCGGTGGCCACCCTGAAGCCGATTCTCCCGCAGCTTGCGTGGCTGCACCCGAAGGAGATTCCCGCGACGGCCACGGCCAGCGAGAAGGAGGCCCTGACCAAGGCGAACGAGACCGCGGCCGAGGCCCAGCGCATGCTCCTCGGCTTCCTGCAGGACACCTCCGCGCGCACGCGCTCGCTCCTCGCCCTCTCCGGCATCCTCGCCCCGCGCTACCGCGCCGAGCTGACGGAGGCCAAGGCGACCATCGTCGCCCTGACGAAGGAGCTGAACCAGATCAAGGAGGCCGGCCGCCTGTCCCGCACGAGCCGGTCGTCCGCTCCGGCCCCGGGCAACACGCCTGCCGGCGGAGGCATCGACTTCAACATCTCCGCCGACGAGGCCATGGACAAGATGGCCAGCGAGCTCGGCCTGCCCACCCGCTGATGAGCACCCTGCGCAACATCGTAAAGCTGAAGGTCGTGGAGCTCGGCGACGAAAAGGCCGCCGAGTTCTTCGGCGTGTCCAAGCTGCTCGTCCAGCAGTGGCGCAACGGCAGCAAGACGCCGTCGCTGCAGGCCGTCGAGCGCGCCTTCGAGGAGTCGAAAACACAAGGAGTCACGGAACGGGCGAACTGGGAGGGGAAAAAGGTCGTGATCCTTCTTCCTGCCTATAAAACCTTCCACCCCGTAACTACCTTCGCGCTTCTCGGGCTTCTTGAGAGGGATAAGATGGGAGCCTTGATGCGACACAACGACGCCTTCATTGCTCATTCCAGAAATACCCTTGCCGACCAGTTCATACAGAGTGGTGTCGAGTGGTCTTTCTGGCTCGATGACGATATGCTGCCGAGCTGGGGGAACGCCGCGTGGTTTAATCACTTCAGCGGGTTTAATTTCCCGGAGAAGTATGCAGGGAAGCACGTGATTAACGCGCTGCTCTCACACAACAAAAGCATCGTCGGGGCCACGTATTTTGGGCGCAATCCTAAAGGACGAGCCATGTATCACGAAGCACTACTGTCGTCACCCGAAAGTATCGCGGAGAATGCTCGGGTGCATCAGGGGCCACTCGACGAACTCAAGCCGGTGAAATGGTGTGCCACGGGATGTCTGCTTGTGCACCGAAAAGTGTATCTCGATATTCGGGACAAGTTTCCCAATCTTGCGCCGGCGCACGTATCCGAGCCGTGGCACTATTTTACCAGCCAGAACGACGCGGCCGTGAAAAAAGTCACGTCTCTGTCGGAGCAAGTCGCGTTGGCTCGTCAGCATGTAACTGATGGAAAAATGAGCCTGCCAGACGTCGAGAAATTGCTGGAGGACATTCGAGTGCAGCTCGAAGAGACGAAGATGGAAAACATCAACTTTTCTCGGGCACAGGCAGGAGAGGATATGGTCTTTGGGTTGCGCGCCGGGCTCGCCGGGCACCAGTCATATGTGGACTTGTCGGTTCATGTAGGACACATAGGAAACGTGGTGTATGGGGCCGCGAACACCCGATGAGCAGAAAAGCAAGAACGCCGCGAGCGCTTCTCGATGTCGACCGCGTTTTGGCCATCCGTGAAAAGGAGCGCGCGTGGTATCACAGAAATAAGGCGGCCAAAACAACCGCGGAACTCGAAGCAGAGCGTCAACGGAAACGAGAGTATGACGTCGAATATCGCGCTCGGCTTACAGATGAGCAGAAAAAAGCCCGGCGTCAACGGGCCCGTGCTGTAGAATCCACTCGCCGCGCTACGCTTTCAGCAGAGCAACGCGCAGCGATAGCGAAGAAGCAGCGGGATTCTTTTTGGAATCGGTCCCCCGAGGAAAGGGCGCGCATTCGGGCGGTCGCGGCGCAAAAGAAAGCGGAGAAACGGAAAAAGGACGCGGGGTATCGCCTGTATACATGTTTGCAAGCCCGGGTGCACGACCTGCTCAGGGGGTGCAAATCGGAGAGAACGCTTGCTTTAGTCGGAAGCGATTTTATGACGGCTCTGACCCCTCGGTTGAAACCCGGCATGACATGGGAGAATCACGGGGAGGTGTGGCATTTGGATCATGTCGTTCCCTGTCGTTGGTTTGATTTAACGCGCCCAGACCACCAGAAAGCTTGCTTCCACCACAGCAACATAAACCCGGAGTTCGCCCGACTCAATATTGCCAAGAGCAACAGACTCTCGCGGAAGGCGTTCGACGAGGTGCTAAGTCGGTGCCCAGAGGCGAACAAGAAGGTATTTGACGAGTTGATTTGGAAGATACGTCGACGAGCCTTTCCGGAACGCATGCTCAGCCGGGTTCGCGGACACGTATGATTCTCGCGCTGCAATACTGGGACGGCGACCGCACGGCCATGATGGACACCGCGCGGCTCATCGCCGACGTCCAGCCGGAGCGAACAAAACGGCATTTTGTTTTGTTCGTTCATCGCTTTGATGCGGCCCCACCCGATCCCGAGACTTTGAACTACGTGCGGCAGAAGTTCGACTTGCTGCCCACGCACCGCAGCCGGCGCAAGGAAATTGGCTGGCCGGCCGGCTGCAACGGCGTGGCGCACGACGTGATGATGCTGGCCATGGAGAAACGGCGCGCCGGCGAGTGGATGCACTCCGACGCCGTGTGGCTGCTCGAGTCCGACATCGTGCCGCTGAAGCGCGACTGGCTGGAGCTGGTGGACGCCGAGTGGCAGGAAGCCCGCGCGGCCGGGAAGATCGTCATGGGCGCGTGGTCGCCGGACCACTCCGACTTCGGCCACGTCAACGGCAACCTGCTTTTCCATCCCGAGCTCTGCGACCGCGTGCAGGGCATGGAAGGGTCCGCGCCGCACATCGGCTGGGACGTCTACCACGCCCACCGGCTGGTGCGGCACTGGTGGAAGAGCCGGCAGATGGCGAACTACTACCGCGCGACCAACGTAGGGCCGTCGAACCTCTGGCCGGAGGGCGAGCCCTACAGCTTTCTGCACGGGGTCAAGGATGACAGCGCGAAGCGCTTGGTGCGCGAGAGGTTTGGCGTGTAATCGCGAAACTGATACGCGCGTCGTATAATCTCGTGGAGCCTAATCGGGCGAGCTGCTCCGTCGCCCATCGACCCTAAAGACTGTCCGAGCCGCTGGTCTGGCGAAGGAAACCGAGATGAACGCGCTTTCGCGCGCCCGCCGCTTTTCCCTTTAACGCCTCGCCGCGCCGTGCCCAAGCACGGTGAGACGAACTCAATCCTCTCCGGGCATTCTCCACATGGCAGCTGGTACTTCCACCTGTTTCGGTCCCATCGAGGCCCGCGCTCTCGCCACCAAGGACACCAATCGTGTTCTCGGCCAGATCGCCAAGGCCCTCGCCTACAACTCCCCGTGGGTCAACATCCTCGAGGGTGGCGTGTTCCCGTCCGGCATTTCGGACACGGTTCGCTCCGTCATCCAACAGCAGGCCCTCCCCGCGGACTCGCTCGTCCGCCCGACCTTCGCCACCACGGCCACCGTGTGCGGCCCTGTCGACTCGCAGGACAATGTCGCCACCACGGAATACACGTATTCCCTCGGCACCAAGCGCGGCATCGGCCCCAAGGTCTGCGTCAAGGCCGGCTACGCCGCCTACAAGGGTTCCTACAGCATGGCTGAGGACTCCCTGAAGAAGCTCATGGTGCAATACATGAACACGGACGTGCGCGCCACGCTGCATGACCGTTCCGGCACCAAGTTCGTCGCCGGCCTCTCGGCCGACTACGCCTTCAGCCAGCTCTTCACCGGCGGCGAGGCCCAGATCGACGTCTCGTATGCCAACATCCCGGCGGCCAACATCGGCCAGCTGACCTTCTCGGCCCTCCACGCCGTGGCGCGCTACAAGAAGGACACGATCCTCGACGAGATGTTCAGTGACGGCACGAACGGTGCCCACTACAAGTTCATCGGCTCGGTGGACATCATCGAGGCCTTCCGTCAGGAGCTCGGCGTCAAGGAGACCCTGATCGCGATGACGACCGGCTCCTTCAAGGCCGGTGCCAACGCCCTCACCAGCTACAGCTGGGAGAGCTTCGGCAACTACCGCGGCATCACGTTCGGCATCGACCAGCGTCCGCTGCGCGCCTCCGGGCTCGACCTCAACGGCCAGCCCGTCTTCGTGGAACCCTTCGTGGGCGTCGCGACGACCAACGGCACGGCCGCCCGCGTCAATCCCGCGTGGGTCGCGGCTCCGTATGAGGTCGGTTTCCTGATCGGTGCCAACTCCTTCAAGCGCCTCGTTCCGGAGCGCTACGTCGGCGAAGGCTCGTTCAAGTTCGCGCCGCAGCTCGTCATGGGTGAGCTGCAGTGGCACTACGAGCTCGACAACTGCGAGAACATGTACGGCGACTTCGGCTGGCACAAGTACGAGATCACTCGTGCTTACCAGCCCATCCGTCCGCAGGCGGTGACCCCGATCCTGTACAAGCGGTGCCTGTCGCTCAACGTGACCGCGTGCCCGGTCTCCTCGCTCGGCCTCTAAGCCGCAGCGCAGAGTGATCCTCTCAAGGCCCGCCTGAAAAGGCGGGCCTTTTCTTTTCCCGCATGCGTAAACTCTCTCGTCATGATTTTCGCCCTCTACGCCGATCCCAGCGGCAGCACTGAGCCCCGTCCCGGCGACAGCAACAACACCCTGTTGCTGAAGATTCTCACGAAGCTGCGCGACATCGTTCTCAACCCGTAAGTGTTTTCCCATGGCTGATCCCACCGGCTACCTCTCCCCGCGTCCGCCCGAGTCCGACAACTCCTACCTGCAGAAAATCCTGCGGAACCTCGCGCTGCTGCCGAGCGCGTTGAATGGCGCGTTCATCCGTCTCGACGGCACGAGCACTGTCGTCGACGGGTTCTACCTGAAGAGCGCGGGCTCCGTCGGGCTTCAGACCGCGGCCAACGGCAACATCACGTTCGCGCCCAACGGGTCCGGCCACATCCAATTCTCACCGGCCGGCGTTCCGCCCACGTCGGCGACTGAGACCGGCATGTTGAACCTGATGTATTCAGGCACGCTGCCGGATGACAACAACTTGACGTATGGCCTGAACTGCCAGTGGTCTGGGCCTGCCGGGGCTGCCGGGGCCAACGTGCGTGCGGTGAACACCTTCGTCACGGCGACCGGAACGACCAATCTTGGCCAGCTCTCGCTTTGGACGTTCCGCAACGTCAACGGACTCACGAGCGGAACAGTCGCGAATCAGGAGTTCGCATCGGGCACCGTTCGCATCACCGGAGGCGGAGACACAAGCAACGGTTACGGCTACCGGATGCAATCCGTTGCGTCCAGCACCGGCAAGTTTGCCAACTTCTTCAAGAACTTTGAGGCGCGCTCTCCTTCAATTACCGGCGGCAGCACCAATCCGCTGTCGTATGGCTTCTACTCTGCTGCGCAGAAAGTCACGGGTGTCACCACGGGCTACGGGTTCTATCAAGCCGGCGCGTCGGACCTGAATTATTTCGAGGGCGCGGTCCAGCTCCCGTCCACCAACACGGCAGGCATCCAACTCTACAACACCGCCGACCAGACTACGAACTATGAGCGGTTGGAGACGCTGTGGAGTTCCAATACCGCGTATTTGAGGGTGGCAACTGCTGGCACCGGAACCACAAGGAGCCTTGCGCTTGGAAGTGCTGGAGGGACGTTCACCGTTCGCGCCTCTACCTTTACCTCGGGAATCTTTGACTTCTCGGCTTCGTCCACATCGACACCGGGAGCCATCGCATACCGTTTCCGCGACTATACCAACACCGCTACGTCGGGCACGAACATTGGTCTGTCTTTGACTCCGACCTACAACCAAGCCTCGGGGACGGCAGCCAACACGGACCTGCTGATTAACCGCACAGAGACGGCGGTGGGGTCGGGCACCCAGAACTTGATTCAGGGTCAGGTTGGCGGCGTGGATAAATTTGTCCTCAGCAATAGCGGAGCGGTTGGGACAGCTTCTCAGATTCGTGTTGGCGGCGTCACTTTCGTTAACAGCCGTTTCTCGGTGGCCTCGGCGGTCGCAGGGTATGCGGCTTGGACTACGAACGGCGCTCAGGCTCGCTTTGAGGGCGGCACCTTTACCGACACCTCTACGGCTGGCTCAGGCACGGCGGCGTCTGCCACCTTCACTTCGTTTGCGGCTCCGACACTCGCGGCCACCAACGCCAGCGTCACCACCACCGACGCGGCCACGGTTTATATCGCCAATGCGCCTACTGCTGGCACCAACCAAACCATCACGAATCCGTGGGCGTTGTGGATTGCTGGCGGCAAGACGCGCAATGACGGAGCGATGGTCGAAACCCCCCAGACTTTTTCGGGCGCGGGAGCAATCAGTTCTGCCGTTGGCACTACTCACTGGACTTCTACCGGCGGGGCTCAGGCACTCACGCTCGCCAACGGCACGGTCGGCCAACTCAAACGCATCGTTCACGTTGTTGATGGTGGCTCAGGCGTGCTGACTCCGACCACCAAGGTCGGCTTCACCACCATCACCTTTACCAACGCAGGTGATGCCGTCACCCTGCAATACACCTCCGCCGGTTGGGCCATTGTTGGCATCTTCGGCGCTGTCGCAGCCTAATTCACAGCCATGATTATCCCCATCACCCCCATCACCAAGTCCCATGTCGTTCTGGTTGTA